TCTTTTACTTCTTTTTCAGATTTGAGTTTAGTTTCTACTAGTAAATTGCTATATTTTGGAATTTCATTTTCGGTGAATTCTTTCACCATTAAATTTAATTTTTCAATTACCTCATCATATGCAGAAACTCTCTGCTCAGTCTTTAGTTCAGTTTCTGCAAAAAGTTTTTTATACTTTGGAAACTCTTCATTAACAAGATTACTTACAGTCTCATTAACATCTTTTGTTGTTCGCTTTAAGTCTCTCTTTAAGTCTGATACTATATTTTCATTAACTGTCTCAACATCTGCTAAGGCAGTGTTTACTTCTCTATTAACATCTTCTCTAATACCATCAAGGTCTTCTTCTACAAGACCCTTAAAATTTGAAAATCTAGCATCAAATCTAATTTCGGATTCTGATACTAATTTCTTATAACTTGGAATATCAACATCAACAAAATTTTCTACAGTCTGGGAAAGGTTTGTAAAATCCTCCTTTATTTTATCAATGGTGTCACCATTGACACTCTTTATTCTTCCTTCAATTTTTTTGATGGATTCTTCAACAAAAAGAAGATGAGCAACCATTGCTTCATCTAAATCATCTTTATTGATCAGTCCTCTAATATCTTCTTTTACTTCTGTTATTTCTTTGGAAATACTTTCAACTCTATCAATATTTTCCTTAAAGTTCTCAACCGTAAGCGAAAAGTCTGATATAGATTGTATATGATTTAAGTTAGTTTTAAAAGCACTAAAGGCCTCAGATACTGTTTCAATTTTTTCCAAAGAAACATTATCCTTGATCTTGTCAAAGTCGTTCTTATTCTTACCAAAAAAATCTGCAGGCTTCTTTAATGCCACGTTTAATATAACTCCGTCTCTATTATTTATTCTCTTCTTTTGCCCCCTGTTTTAGCATCTTCGCAAGTTCTGCAGTAGATCCAACGAAGAGTGCATTATTAACAGTAGAGGGCCCGCGAGATTGCTTTTCTTCTTCAACATCTTTCAGTTTTTTCTGAAGATCCATTAACTTATCTGTGGCATCAGCAACGTTTTTAATTAATTGACCTGCAACTTCATATGCTCTAGGCATTTCACTTTCTTGTGCAAGTTCTAAAATACCATTGATTGCTTCTTGCCCCTTTTCAATTATACTGTAAAGATTACCCCGTGTATAAGTATAATCTTTTTTAATGTCATCTGAGGTTTCTTTAATTTTTTCAATTTTATCATTAACAACTTCAGACTGCACAATGTCTCCTTTGACATTGAACTCATCATTTAAAGTATCAAATTTACTTGTCATGTTATTGTTCCACTAAATCCAAAATCATCACCCTCTTCAATTAATACATTATCGGCAGCATCGATAACATGTATCTCTGCACCCCTGAGATGTTCTGTTGCGGTTGTCTTATCCTGTGCTCGCAAGACAGTGAGTTTATTACCAGTGATGGATTTAATGAATAACTCTTCATCATCAATAGCAATATAAGATTTGGCAGTTAGACCACTTACACTTTCAACTTCAATTATTTTATTGGTCTTGGCAATATCCACAGATACGGTAGTGGCAGCATCTCCAGTATAACTCTTAGTTGCCCTTGGAACAGAAGAGTAACTGAGTTCTCTTGTTGTATTTGATATATCTGTTCCAGTAAGATAACTGATAGTAGATTTCTTGATAATATCCTTGGTTGCAGAGGTAGCGGGACCAAACAGATATGTTTTTGCAGTAAATCTTAAGGTATAAAGAAGAACTCTTCTTGTTGTAAAATCTCCATCATAATCATCTTGCATGGTGATATTCTCAAGAATTACTGGAATATCACGTTTCTCCTGTATTGAATCAACTAATTCAACGGTTAAATTATATGCTGGTTGAAAGTATGGTAAAATTTGTTCAACAATTTGGAGAGCATCATCATTTAGTTTTGTCATAATACTCAGTTCAAATTGCATATTATATGGAACTGGCATATATATTTTTTTAGACTCAGATCCATCATCTGGGTCTTTTACTGTATATTGTTGTGTTGTTGTTACTTTTCTTGCTGAATCATATGTCATTCCAGTAAACTCAAATGCCATCCTTGGTAATGTAATTGCAGTCGCTTTATTGAGATCTGACTGCTGTTCAAGTCTTGCAAGAAACTTTTGAGTTGGTCCATACGACAAAGGAACCCTGATAGTGTTGATCACATTATCAGAAGAATTAGTTTGTTTGATGGTTAATGAATTAAAAAGAGTACCGAAAGATACAATGGTTCTCCTCAAAATTTCGTTATAAAAATATTCAAACATTGTTTGTCCTTATGGAATTACGATATACTAAGAGTGATATTATTTATGGCATTCCAAATGGGTTTTGCTCACTAAAGTCTATAATAGAATCTGCTTCAGTTTCTATATTAATATTGTCTGCAAAACCATCGTCAGTTGGATTGATATTAAGACTTCTAAGTTCATGTGAAGCACCTGACGTAGATCCTGTAATAGTTTCTCCTGGAATAAATTCTCCTGTTACAGACGCAACTTCAAGGAGACTATCATCAGAATTCCAAACTCTAACTGTTGCAGTAGAAGCACTTACTGATCCAGTAACAGTTTCATTAAACACAAAGTTTCCAGACCCAGATCCTTCAGCATCTGAAATAGTTATTTCTGGTTCGATTATATATCCATAACCCGCATCAAGAATATTTACATGTGATATCGTTCCAGCGGTGCTTACTGTTGCAATTCCCGTAGCAGTAGTAATACCAGCGATCTGCTCAATATAATTTTTCTCAGATACTTCGTTAGAAATAGTTATCGTGGGAGCTGCCAAATATCCACCACCACCAAAAGTAACTGCGATTCCAGTTACAATACCGCAGTTTTCTCTACCAAATTCAAATACAGAGGTTGCAATGCCAACATTTGTGGCAGACTCTGACATGGTTAGAGAATTAGATCCAATGGATTGTACAAAGATATCTGCAGGTATGAAGTTGTATGGTTTGTTATATCCAACACTAAGTCTTACTCTATCTCCTACGATAATATTAGTCGTAGTAATTCCTGTAATAACACTAGATCCTATACCAACAGTTCCCCCAGTCTTAACTGACGTAGATCTAATCGTTGCAATTCCAAGTGCTCTAAACTGTTCATCCCCTCCTGAAGAACCGGCAATAGTGACTGTTGGAGCAGTTAAATATCCAAATCCACTATTTCCAATACTAATAGTACTAACCGTTCCAGCAGCAGAAACAGTAACTGTAGCAGTTGCTTGTACAGGCGATGGACTTCCACTGAAAGATATAGAAGGTGCTACTGTGTATCCAAGACCAATAGTTGCCCCAGTACCAACGCACCATGGATCTGTGGTGCTGTTGAATCCAACTGATGTAACAATACCAGTTATTGGGTGAATTGTTGCAATACCAACAGCAACTTGTGTTGGGGCATCCATGACTCCAGACGTAGAGATTGCAACAGTAGGTGCAGTTGTATATGCTCTACCCGTAGTGCTAAATGCAACAGAACTTGGATTTACAGAAGAACCAGCAATACCTATGGTTGCAGCCGCAACACTGGTTCCAGGATGAGAGATTACTACTGTTGGAGCACTTGTATAGAATTTACCTCCTGTAGTAATTGCAAGAGTTTCTATCGTTCCTCCAGTTTGTGCTAATTGATCTAAAGTTGCAGTTGCTTCTGCAGCGTTTCCTGTACCTGTAGGTAGTGCAAATGTAACTGTTGGTGTTGTTTTGTAGAATACGCCACCAGTTGTTCCTCCTGGGAACAAGAATGATGATGCGCCGATACTTATTGGTGCAGATGTGACGCTAACACCGCCTCCAACAATAGGACTATCCAGAATTGCGGTGGCAGCTGCACCAACATGTTTTGGAGTAGATATTGTAACTGATGGTGAAGTTGAATATCCAGATCCTCCTGAAGATATTGTAACTATTCCAACACCACCCGTTGTTGAAATACCCACTGTTGCCGCAGCACCAGTTCCACTGTTAGAGACAAATCTAACTCCAGGTACACTTGTGTATCCTCTACCTGAATTTAAAATTTGAACTTGCTGAACAGATTGTGCCCCTGGATTTGCACTTTGATTACAAACATTAATTCCACCAATCATTGATGCAGTTGCAATACCAGTAACCCCTCCAGCTGGAGCAGATGATATTGCTACCCTTGGTGGTGATAGATATCCACCACCTCTATTGGTCATTCTAATAAATCTAATCGCACCATTTACAATACCAGCAGTTGCAGTTGCAGTTGTAGATGCACCAACCAAAGTTAATCTTTGAGTATTTCCAATAATTGTAGATATTCCATCTTCAGTCAATCCATCAGATTCTCCACCAGTTAAAAGATCATCAATGTCTTCTATACCAGTGTCAATAACTTCATCACCATATCTGAAGAGTTCGCATCTCAACTCATAGACATAATTCTTCTGTAACTGATAAAATGGTTTTTCATGTTCAACAAATTTAATCTCAAATAAACGATCACCAAGAGGAAAATAAATTAAGTCTCCCTCTTTTGGTCTTGTGGATAATTTTACATTTTCTTCGTTCTTTAACAAAGGAGAAATATAAGTTTCAAATCTTTCTTTTGAAATAATTAAATTTAATTCTTGTTGCTGTTGAATTCCAAACTTTGATAGTATTGTTGTGTTATCATTATACCCATCAAAATTATCAACATAAGCTTCAATAGGATAGGCATCATCAAATTTAGATTGAATCACCTCTCTAATAATCGTTTTTTCTGTCAAATATTTTCTTGGAATATAATGCACTTCGACACCATACATCCTCAACTGTTCGTTGATCAGATCTTGAACAAGATTTTGTTCAGAAGAAGTGCCTTGAGTAAAAAACGGATTTAACATCAGCCTATCATATCAAGAGGTGGAAGTTC